GTACCCACAATAAAAAGGTATTGAGCAATGCCATGTACTACCAGTCCGCACATACAACTACTCCACTGTAGAAATATCCTCACTCCCATTCAGATGTTCAGATTTGTCTATTGCTCTTTTAGAGTTTTCAGATTTGTCTTTTACAATTTGCAGCTTTTCCTGATTTAGGTTTTGCAAAACTTCAGATTCTGAATTTGATAATTTGTTACTTACAGAATCCACTATCTCAACTCTTGTAACTTTACCTGTATTATCTTCCGGCTTATCCAGTCCCAACACCTTTCCTACCATTATCGGATTAAACAGGTCAACCATTGCACCTTCCATGTTCTGATTGTAGATAACATACATTATTTTCTCTACTACCATATACCAATCACTGTCTTTACCATTCGATACAGATATATCCTTTAGCCAAGCCTCATTAACGCCTGTAAACAGACAAAACCCCTTAATGGAGTATGGTCTTGTATGTTCGATTTCCACCTTCTTTCCTGCCTCTTTGCCGGACTGAAGTGTACGTTTGCTCATTATAGGTTTAGTGTCGCACCATTCAAAGTATGCTTCTGCTTTTTCCCATAATTCCTTAGCATCCTCATAAACTTTTATGTTGCCGCTACTTACTATTTTCCAAAGGGATTGACTCATTTTAATAAGGTTGATAGGTTTTTATTAACCGCTGAAATTCCTCAAGGGTAGAAAATGTGTGGCATGGTACTCCTCGAGAATGGCATTTATACTTAAAATCAAGTTGTTCGTCTGAAAGAGTATCGTTACCAACTTTAGCATCGAGATAAACTGTTCCACCCATAACAGGTAGATAACAAAAATCAAACACTCCGGCTACTACACCTTTGGCTTTATTCTTATTTCCTTCTGTTATTTGTTGTTGCTTAGATAGTCCAGCAGATACGTTGTTGTTTACTCCATACAACATTCTCCTTTCTTCAGGAAATGTGTTCCAATGCCACTGGAAACTTGCCGCTATTAACTGTTCATGTGTCATTAGTAATGTTTTATCATACTTTGTTTAAGTAGTAGCTTTATTGCGTTTGCTTTTTTAAAGTCAATACCATATATAGTAAAACTTCCAATTCTCACAACTTCGTTTTTCTCGTAAGTGAACTGCAATTTGTTATTATCCAATATCTTAACCATATCATCAATATCTCCTAATCGGATAACTATTTGAAGGTTGAACTTCGAGCTGAAACTTATTGTATTCTCCATATTGTTACTCTTGGGTTATTGTCTAAAAATACTTTATTGAACTTAAAAATCTTCTGTGCTAATGGGCCTCCTATAGATTTTGGTTCATATATAAATTGCCTCTGTCTTTTCTTCAACTTACCACGATAAATTATATTATCAGCCTCATCCAAGTGCTTCATCCACTCTAATACCAAATCACCGACTGGAGATAGCTGTTGCGAAATCTCATTAGTTGCCCAACCGTAAATATCTATGCTACTTCCAACATTTAACTTTTCCCAGATTTTTGTAGCTATCATCTCTACAGTGTCCGTATCAAATATGGTTATACTCATAAAATGCAATGTACCCCATAGATGCCACATTTCCAAATTTGTGGATAACTTTTTTGTGGTAAGATGAAAAACCGCCACAAATCGCTGCAAATCAATCGCTTACAAAAATTTGTGGTAGGTGTGGTAACATTTGTGGTAGTGTGGATAACGCTACAAAACGCTGATTTTCAAACGATTATACGGGTTTGTGGTAGGTGTGGTAGGCTGGAAAAAAACACTTTTTTCGAATATATATACATTTTACGAAAATATATACAGTATTAGTACTATTACTTAAGTAATGTGACTATGAGTATTACAAGAACCGTTTTTTATGTCAATTTCCATGAAATGTTTTGGCTTTTCTCTTACCACACTACCACAAATGGTATATTTTGAAAAATAAAGCATTGAAAATCAGCTATTTATCGTGTGGTAAGAGTCACATAAATATCTTACCACTCGATTACCACACGTGTTACCACAAATTTTCGTGTTGATTATCAGCTATTTAATACACTGCTGACAATCCAGAAAATTCACCCAACATCAGGTTTTGGTTGAGGTTAGATTCATTTCAAATCAAAGGCCTGTCTATAAAATTAAATCTGCCATTGTAGTGTAATGAAATAGGTTGTTCACAAAGTGCTTTACATATCTTTCTGAGTCTTTTTATATCATCTCTATCAACAGTAAAAACTCCTTCTCCTTTACATTCACAATCAAGGCTTATTTCAGACCTATTAAACATTAGTTTATTATTAGATATTGTTAAAATAGTATCTCCTTTATCATCCCAGTTATTCCATAAGTATTCAGTCAAATGACGATACATTGATTTACTACTAACAATAAATCTAAATTCTTTAGTTTGCTCCATATTATTTTAATTTTGTGGTTTCGGTTGAGGAAGTACATACATCTTACCTCCTTTGACTCCAGAACGAAATGGTGAAACCTGGAGATGACCTGTTTTAACCAAATTTGCAAGAATTGTACTGACACCGCCACCACAGTATTTAGCTTTATTGTCTTTAAGTTTGTACTTTTTAATTATTATTTGAGTTAGCTGGACACATGATACACCTTGAGTAAACGCAACGAATTGAGTTTGTTTCTTAAACCAATCAAGAATAAATTGGCGTTTAGAGATTGGTTTCTTGTTCATTGTTGGTATCGTTTATCTGGATTAGAGTGGTCAGGTTTATCCAGTTCGGTTAGTTCCATCTCTTGTTTTAGAATTTGCAACGAATCTACTGTTTGCAATGTAAGCAATTTGAGTTCACCTGTGCTGTGTTTAGCAAGGTCTTGATAATGGATAATGTCTTGTTCAATTTTTTTCATATATTTACTTTTTGAGGTAATGTATTAAAGTGTCAGCCCACAAAGAAAGTACTTGTTTGGCTGAATCTATTTTATCAAAAGAGTTTACAGATATAACGTCCATTCCTTTAATTTCTCCGTAACGATAGATAAAAAGCCTTACATCGGTTTGATTTCTATAGTTGAAAATGTCAAAATATTTATAGTAATAGAAATACCCGTTGTGATTTAGGATATACCAAATACCATATAGAACTATTGCTAATAAAATCCAAGGTATTATCTTCATTTTATTCCTCTTAAAAGGTTAAAAGCTACTAGTGCTGCAAAAGCGGCAGCTATTAACCAGTAAATAATATGGCTGTTATCTCTTTTCATGACAGTTAGTTTAAGCCGGCCATCCTCAATAAAAGAAGATGGCCGGATTTTGATTAAAGTTTAGCGAAATCTTTTTCCAGTTCGTTCAACCTCTTTTTCATTGAGGTTAAAACCTGTTTTTTAAGAGACGGAAAGTTAATAAACTGTTTATACACTTTAATCTCTCCGTATCCGTGATTAAAAGCTGCACACTCTACTCCATGAGTATTTTCAAATGTAGAGATTCTTTCTTTTACTTCACGAATTTCTTTTTCTAATTCAATTCCTTTTAATAAAGATTGATTTGTCATATATTCGGGGTTTAAGTTACTAGATAATAATTCACTTGGATAGTTAAAGGCTTTGCAGATTAATTCAATATCTGGTTTTAAACTCGAAAGATATTTTCTCATTTCGTGAGAAGTATCGTAAGAGTAAATCCATTTATTCGATTCACGATGCCTTTTTTCGCAATAACTACAAATAGTAGGTTTTGTTCCATCACAAGTGCATTCGTAGTTCATATTATCTTCTTTTGATATTAAAAAATTTCCTCTATCAAACATCCAAGACTCTTTTATATCCATACCCATACACTTAAAAACACTCCCTAAGCCTGATGCTCGTATTTCTTCTCTAAGTTCCTTATAATCAGTAGGGTTTAAAGTAATACAGTTTGGTTCTTTATCAGTTTTAGATAAATACTTATAGTAAGACTTTTTAATTTGTTCAATTATTTTCATGATTTTTAAATTTTACTTTGAATAGTGCAACTGCAGAAATTCTTGCTACTAATGAATTTGAATATAGATTATCTTTATCTAAAGATTGTTTGACATTATCTACACATTGAGTGTGTAACCAATTATAAGTAATTATAACATTTATTTCATTTTCTTTTAGAAACTTTTTTTTAATAAAAGAGCCTCTATTGTCTATAGCTAATACTTGGTTCATACAAAAATTTTATCGTTTAAAAAATCAGGAGATAATTCCATTACATACTGAAGACTTTCTTCAGAAAAATAAGAATATCCACCTGTTATTTTGTTTAAAAGTATTATTGGTTGTCCAGTCCCGTAAGCCATTTCATACTCCAAATTCTTGAGGAAATCCTGCATTTCATAAAACTCACCGCTTGCAATCTCGATAAATCCTTTGTCAACACACTCAAAGTGTTTATCTTTAGCTGCTCTAAGCAACCAGTAGTATCCATTGTTTGGGGCCTGGAGTATTACGAATGTCATTGTTTAATTTCCTCCAGTTTTTGTTTTGTTAGAAACAATCCAAACAGATACCATCTTGTTCTGTGATAAACAATCCAGCAAGGATAAGGTCCTGGCCGGTAAGTGTCTGTTATTACTTTATATATTTTCATATCAATCAGTTTCTGGGTTAAACAATTTGAGTTGGTTTGGGTCTATATAAGGAACAAGTAAAAACTCTCTTTTAGTTGTTATTTCAACAGAAAAATCCATTTTATCCTCTGAATAAAATTCTCCTTCATTCCAAGTTTGTGCCAAATCTTCTCTTACTTCATAGAAGTCATCCTCAATAGATGGTATATTGCCTTCAGTCAAATCTTGGGCATGATAAGTTCCGTAACTAAATCCAATATATACAACTTTAATTTTACGACTCATTTTATTCAATTAAGGTTAATAATTCGGTTAAGTTTTTTATCCTCAAAGAGATTGATTCCATTAATTCTTTTGTAGTATACAATAATGCAGGTATTTCACACCAAAAACCATCTTCACTATATCTTCTTACCCACCATGTTTCAGATATTCTCCATCCGTAAACAACTCTGGCAAAGTAGCATATCCCTTCTTGGCAATTCTCTTTTTCTATAAATCTTTTTATTTCATAAGGTTCTCTAACAAATGATGGAGAGTTTATTGTTGATAACAAACTTTCATACTTATTTTTAATTGTAGTAATTACATCTTTATCACTGAAAAACTGAACCATTGGCCTATTTTTACTTATTAACTTTATTGATATTCCCAAATCCTTTGCAGAACCAAATCCGTAAATCTGTCCATTTGGATTAGGAGCAACTTCTTGTTTATTAGCTTTCACTTTAGCAACTCCTTGTTTTTGAGGCTTAACCTCAAATGAAATATTGTTAGCCTTGAAATATGCCAACTCTGCCGCTATCTGTGTTGCTGATTTTTTCTTAGCCATTTGGTACAGTTACTCTGATAAAATGTTTTACTCTTCCATATTCTTTAACAGTCCATCTAACGTCTCCATGTGAACACCATATTTGACCTTTAAAGTAAACGCACCAGTGATTTCTCACATGGAGTATACAAAGTTCTGGAAGAGTTTGTCCAGTATACTTTGTCCATTCAAAGTCTGCATCGTATCCCAACATATAAAGAGTTTCACAAAGTTCTTTGTGATTAGTTCCTTTAAATTTTGGCAACACGGTTGTTATATACTCATAAGGCAAATGAGTAATCATTGCAATAACATGGATTCCGCAAGTGTGTTGCGTATATGTCTGCTGACTGAATTTTGGAGTCCATTCTGGCTTAGCACAATCTATTGAATGTGCAGTATTATTATTACATAATGAACTTAAACTCATAAGTATTGTTTTCCGTTTAACTCAATAATTTTAAAGTCAGCCGCAACATATATTTTACTTGAGGATATGCTAAAACCGTCCCATTCTTCAAGATTCCTTTCTGCTATAAACCTTACCATTCCTTTTCTGGCAAGTTCATTACCATCTTTCAAACTCACTATCTTTCCAAACATTGGATAACGCTTATCATGAGGTTTAAAGTAAACCTTAACTAACTCATTCTCAAATTTGCTTAATTGTTCGATATTCATATTCTTAATTTTAATTGTAAAGTATTTGGTTTATTTCATTTTGAGTGTAAATTTCTTTACCGTTAACTCCGTAAGTAAGAAAATTACACTCTTTATCTTCAGGTTCAGGGCCAATGATGGCATGAAGATACTCAATAACGTTAAGTACTATTATATATTCTTCGTTAAGCATTTGAGTATTTTGAAAGGTTAACTTTATTCTCACACTCAGGCCCTATACCCATATCCACACTACGAGGAACTGTAAGTAAACGTCCACACTTGCAACATCTGCCACAATGCCATATCTCCAGCTTTGGAAAGGTAATACCTATACACAAATCCAAGAAAATCCTGTCAAACCATTTGCAGTACAACTTGTCGGAAGCATGGCTACCTAAAGAACGAAAGAACGGCATACCATTTTCGTCTATAGTTATTGTTCCGAATTTCCTGTAGTTTGATGTGTTATCCGGGCCTACTAAAACCGAAACGTCATACAGATTTTCATTCTTGTGGTTTTGTAAAACCTTGAAAGTAAATCTCGTATCCGACTCAATGTTTCGGAACGTAAACAAGGCATTTCCTCCCAACATGAAAGCTACTGCCTGTGACTGGTTAATTACTTTGCGATTTTCTTGCATTTTGCTTAATTTTTGATTAATACAAATATAAGCTATATAATGTTAACGAAAAGTTAACGTCAAACAAAATATTGTTAAACTGGTGTTAATATCATTTTATGTGAGAATAACAACCAGTCTCATCTTTCTTCCATTTGCGAGTTTTTAATACTTCGAGTTTTTGTTCCATTGCATTAATAAATTCATCTAAATTATATCCAGATTTCTTTATTACATACCATAAATAAAACTGTATATCTGCCATTTCTTCTAATTCATGGTCAACATCTATAGATAAACTATTGCTCCATAAATCTTCTAGTTCTTTTATTTCTCTTTTTAATCCAATTAGAGCTTCAGTTTCAGAAGTATCAAAAGTTTTTTCTGCAAACTCCCAATATTTATAAAATATTTCAGTAAAAGTCATAAATTATAGTTTTAAAATGGTAATTCTTTTTTCTCATCCTTTTCTTTCTCAAAAGGAACTGGTTGTTGTAAAGGATTTGGTGCAACATTAAACCTGTTTATTTTCTCAACACACCACAGCTTTGGAGTGCTTGTACCCAACCGAGTGGTTTTCCTCATAAACCCCATATCCTCCAACTCTCTACCAACGATTGTTGGATTAACTCTTTGTCGTGTCAGATTTTCTATATCAACACAAATATCTGTAGTGCTCATTCTTTCTTCATTAGGGCACTCATGATTTGGTATAAAATACCTTATTAGTAATTCTCTTTCTTTTACCACGATTGAATATTTATCTTCGTCCTTATTTAATAACTCTAAATCGGAATGGACGATTCTCCAATCAAAGCCGTCTTTATACAATTTAAACATCTCCATAAACAAATCTTTCTTGTTTATAGAGTTGTAAAGTTCTTTATTAATATTAACAACCTCAATAGGTATTACTCTTCTATTACCAGTTGGGTCTGTATATACAGATTTGTAATTACTTGTACCACAAAGAACAGCAAGCCTCAATATTTTTTCATTGTGGTCTCCATACGGACGGCGAAGGCTGAACCATTGTTTTGAAGTAATGTTCTTTAACTTCATTGCATCCTGCTTACTCTTACCACCCAACTCATCGTCCATGATAATTAAGTTCTCTGTCATTAACAACTCATCATCTTTCTCTTTATCCAATTTGCTCTCAGCATAGTAGTGTTGCAATTCTTTTGGACACAACCTACGGAAAAATTCGGTTTTACCAGTTCCCTGCTTTCCCAAAAGACAAAGTAAAAGCGGGCTGTGAACTTTGTGTGCAGACGAAATAATACTTACGAGCCATTTCCTCAAGAAATAACGGGTAAAAGCTGGGTCTTCATTTTCAATACTTTCTGCCAGCTTATCAATCAAAGGAGAACTAAATCCCTTTTGCTCTACTGGTGTTGCTGGAAGTATTACTGGTATTCCATCGCTTCCAAAGAACTCAAATAAAGGATTGTAAACCTCAATGAAATCAGATTTGAGCAACTTAATCATTAAATTATAGTCCAGCTTTGGAAGTATTTTCTTTGCTGCAATAAATATTGAGTTCATTGCAACCGGGACTATTTGAACACCTTGATTTTCAAAGAAGCCACTCAACTCGTTAAAACGAATTTGATAGTTATTTGATATAAACAATTCTAAAGTATGTATTAATGATTCAGAATCTTCTTCAAAATCGTCCTTCTCACTTGAGTCGTAAACCTTATCTATAAAATTGTCAACCCCATCAATGCCAGCTTTTTCTTTGAGGTTCTTTGAAATTTGCTCTTTGCTTAATCCAGCTTTCTTTGAATTTCTAGTTATACGAACTATTTCTTTTGTACGTTCGGTAACTATAGATATTCCATGACTTTTAGCCAAGTAATAAAAACTACGAATATTAGCCCTGTTTCCAGTCCCAGTCTGTTTTAAACAGGCTTTATACTGGTCGTCAGTGCTTTTAACTTTATACTTTTCGTAAGGTCGGCTGATGGCATGAAAGTATTGTCTTCCAGCTTCACCGAATTGTTCTGCAATACCAAATCCAACTTTAAGCCAATCGTCATAGTTTCCACCAGTAATATCTATATTTCTTCCAACGATTTGTTTGAGTACATTCTCAAAATCATCGTTGTTATGTATATATACCGGAATGTTTTTAACTACAGTCTCTTTAATATACTTTTTGAATACTGGTATTGACTCAATATCGTCAGCCAAATAAAGATCTGGGTCAAAGCTAACTATATACGGTTTACTTAAACTGCTATTAGTATCACACTTAATACCGTATTGTTTCCAGAAATACTGGACAGCACCTTTGAATGACTCATTGTGTTTCAATGGGTCTATCTTCAACAATGCTCTAAATCCATTTCCTCCTGTTGATAGAAAACAAGAAAATACATACTTATCGTTCTCAAGAATTGTTCTGGTAGCAGGTATATTCTCAACATCATCCAAGTCCATAGCTAATACAGAGTTGTGAACAACTATGTTTTTATCAGACCGATAAGAAAATTCTCCAGATAAACAAGCTGTTGGCATTGTTTTCTTAAATTCTTTTCTCTCATCTTCGTCTTTTATTGCTCTGCACTCTTGAACAATAGTGTACCATACACCTTCTTTGGTGTCACGCAAGTAATCTATCAAATCTAATATCTGTGGGTTTCTCACTTCACCCACATTTTTGAAAAGACTAATATTCATTTAAGCCCAGTTAATTTGTTTATAATCCTGCCAATTTTGTTCTTTACGCTTAATTTCTTTAGAATATTCTTCTTCGTTTAGTGTTACAAGTTCTCTTAGATTTGACTCCAATACAATAGCATTATCTTTATTTTTCCTTTGTATTAAAGCATTAAAGTTGTGTTTTGCTTTTCTTATGTGCCATCCAGAATCTGATATATCTTCCAATTCATCTTCTTTACCACTCAATGTTCGTTTGTACCACTCAATACACAATCCATAGTACATTCTGAAAAAACGATTAACTATGTTTTGAGATGGATTTCCTCCGTGCATATAGAACATATTGTTAACTATATCTACGGCCAACTCAAACATTCCGTAATACTTATGTTTTAATTCGCTTTTCTCAACCAAAGCATCTATATTAATACCTTTTGTTATAAGTATCATTTCTTCAATATCAGCTTGTTTAACTTGCTTCTTTGCAAATTCGTGTCCACAAAAAGGGCATACTCTGGCTGCTGCATGAACCAAAGCCTCACATTCAGGACAGGTTTTAATTGGAGCAACTCCATCTCCTGGAAAATCAGGATAATTAAATATTCTTTCCCAATCTCTTTCTTCGTTCCAATCACCGAAACGTTCCCAGTTCTTACCCAAGTCTAATATTGTGAAATGAGTTTTTAACTTCAATTCGTAAGGATATTTCATCCAGAACTTCTCTATAAAATATTCATTAACTACACGACTTCCACGACCACAACACTGTATAAATTTAGCTAAAGACATTGTGCTGAAATTGAGAATGATAGCTTCAACTGTAGGTTCATCAAAACCCATAGTTGGTATCATTACGCTATTAAGAATTGCATCTTTAGTTGTCTTAAACCAATGGAATATTTCTTTTCTCTCATCTTCAAAAACCTTTCCAGTTTCAGGGTTTATAACTGTGCTTGGCCGACTGCTTGAACTTGCATCCAAGTGTCTTGATTTGTAACCGCAAGCATTGAAACAAGAGTCAACTTCTTTGCTATGTTCAATACTAACATTGAATATCAGAGTCTTTTTCCTCAAACAAAATTTGTGATATTGGTTTACTGCATTTGTTACGTTTGAAGTCATTCTGTAAGCCGTTGCCATCTGAAAAGTGTTGTAATCTCCAGATTTTGCATCGGTTGTAAAACTTGATGGGTCTACAGAACCTTTAGGTGCTCTGGTAATGTTTTGAGCCAGATAACCTTCATTAATAAGCCATTTTATAGAAGGGCCGCAAACTATTGTTTCGTAATACTTTTTTAATGGGTCTTTCTTTTGTGCAGAAATAGGTGTAGCAGAAAATCCCAATATTTTTGTTTGAGGAAACTCACGATGTATCTTGTTGAAAGAGTTAATGTGACACTCATCTATAATAATCATTGATGGAGTAACCATGAGATGCATTCTTGGCAATGTACTGTCAACCATTCCTACATAAACTCTTGCCATGTAATACTTGCTTGTGCTGCTGGTAATAAGGCATGGGTCAAATCCAAGAACTTCTTTAATGGCTGCTGCTGTCTGATTTAGTAACTCTTCACGATGTACTAATATCAACACAGGGCCGTGTTCAATGTCTATTAATTTCTGCAAAAATCGTTTTATAATAATAGAGAACTCAACTGTTTTACCGCCACCAGTAGGTAGCTGACAACATACAGTTCTACGTCTTTCGATTTGTGCAATTATATCTGCACACTGTTTATCTTGGTATTCTCTTGACTCCATTCTTAATATTTTAAAGGGTTGGTAATATTTTTACAAACATACCATATATATAATGTATGTCGTGTTAAAGATAAGTTAACATAACGTTAACGAAAAGTTAATCTCCTTAATCTTCTCTCATCTTTATTTGTTCTTACTGTTGACTCAACAATTACAGAAACCATGTTATTAAGAAAATCATCTCCATCGACACCAAATCTGATATTTTCAGTTCCTGGAATACTATAGTATCTTTTACTTAATAATCTATTTTTATTACAAGTTTTATAGTTAATAATTCTTAAATCATTAATAACATTATCTTTAACAGATTCTAAAGAATCGCTAATTTTACAAAAAGATGCTATCTTCATAATAATAGTTTTTAATCTCCAAACGGTAAAGTATCGTCTATATTTTGACCATCTTCCAAAATTCTTCTTTCTATTATTGGTTGATTAAACATACTTGTTTGGCTTGTCTGGTCTTTCTTAACAGCTTTGGAAGTTGGTTTTTTAAGAATTTCTTCAGTTTCTTCTCTGTCAACATACTCCTGGTTAAAGTCAAATTTTGTTTTCATTTCCTCATTATCAATTCTTGCTTCGGTAACAACAACCTGCTTAGGGTCTAATTCAGTTGCAATGTAATCTCGTTTTTCCAATATTGCAGCATGAGGAGTTGTACCTGTTCCGTTAAAAGGTTCGTACCATATATCACCTTCCTTGCCAAAATTATTCATGAAATGTCTTGGCAAGTAAAGCGGGAAAGTTGCTTTGTTCAAATCCTTATATTCATTTTGAGATGAGTTAACTCCGGTAATTACATTACGAAATTTACTTTCAAATTTAGAGTCGTCAAAAGAACGAAGGTGCGGTTTGTCGTTAGACAAAACATATATAAATTCAAATGCCGAAGTAACAACTTTTTTGTTAAGATTTGGAGAGGCAATAGTCTTATTCCAAATAAATATTTCCTTTAGATTCTTTCTGAAAACATGGATAATATCCAATACTGTGTCACGGTTTTCCGCAAGCATTTGAATATTAAAGAAAATGTGTTTTTTAGTTATTCTCAGCAACTCTTCAATTACTTTAAACAACCATTTACGATACTCTTCTGGAGACAATCCATCTTCATACTCTTTATACATTTCTTCTGTACCTGCATATATGGCATTATTCTTACCGAATGAAGTTCTCTTCCCAATATTATATGGAGGCGAGGTAAAAACATAGTCAACAAACTTATCTGGAACTTGTTCCATAAAAGTTATACAATCCATGTTGTAAATAGTATTCAACTCCAGTTTAAAATCTTCTGGGACTTTATAAACGAAGTCAGGAATACCGGAGGCACTCTTTTCTTTTGAGGGTTTGTTCGTTTTTTCCTTTGTAACTTTTTTTCCTTTTTCAGTATCGAAATACTCACCAATACGGAAGTCTTCGTTATCCCATAAAAGAGAAAAGAAGTCTTTCATAGCTGATGCCTTATCATCGAACATTTTAAGGTTAACCTGTAATGGACTGTATAAAGGATTGTCTGGGTGTCCATCATTCTCAATACGATAAACCAAACTTTCTGGCGACTTCCATTTATCTGTGTAAAACGAGTAAAATACCATGTTATTTGTAATTTGTAATATGGTGTAAAAATTGCCTCTAACACCATTCTCTGGCGTAGAATTGAATTATAGTAACAAAATCGGGTGAATGTATGTATAAAATTAAAACGGCTTAAAACGGCTTAAAATCGTTAGCTAAAACGTTGAAAATCAACGTTTTACGCATTTTTGCAAACTCTGGTCTACTCTTTGATAATCTCTTTTCATTTCAGTTTCGTCAATATCTGAGATTGGTGCAAATGAAGATTTTAACCATATACACCATTCTCCATTTCTTTTTGGGTCTTCATCTATAACACAATAATCAGCAGGATTTACTCTAAATAAAATTATAAGAGATAAATGACAATCTAAAGGAACTTCAGATTGATGAAGAATGTCGCCAACTTTAAAAGTTGCTGATATATCTTTACCTTTACATTCTCTTATACAAACTACTTTTATACTCATAATATAATTTTTGTTTCCTTGGCAGGATTCGAACCTGCGACTACCGGCTGTACGTTCCGGGCCTCTGGCCACTGAGATACAAGGAAAACCATACAGTTGTTATGCACAACTTTAAGCAGCACCTTAAAACGGCAAATCATCTACAGGTTCGTCTCCCACTAAATTACCACTTTGTTGGCCAGGCAATCCTTCAGTATCTCTTTCACCCCACTGCAATTCTTTGGCATTACCCAAGATAACATTTTTAATATCTCGGCCACTTCCTTTCTTTTCTTTTTCAGCCGCATTGTAAACTTCTTTCGGAACAGTTTGAGTTATAAATCCCAAACATTCATACTGGTCAACCTGGCCATCTGGAAGCATCCTTAATTTCATGTTAAGGTACGTTCCTTTTTCTCCGGCAACTAACCACTCTTTTAAAATTTTCTGTACGTCAATGGATATGTCTATCCAGCGCACTTCATCTTTAGCAATGTTGATACCCTTAGGCATTTTTTTGTCTGACATTTTTCTTAATTTAAATTTTGATTTTATGTTGTTTAGATAATACTTACCAATGGATTCAGAAAAAGACATTTCCTCAAAGGAATTGAATGGTACATCAACATACTCTAAAGCATGAGTTTTATACCGTAAACTTACAGACATAATTTTACTTTCTAAATCGTATTCCAGTTTGGAAATCAATCCAGACCTTGCTTTGTCAATATCCAATATATAAACATTAGACTGCATGGCGCAAAAGTAGTTGTTCAAATTCTTTTACAACGGTTTTTGGAGTAAATTTTCCAGAGTTAACTTTTTCAATAAACTCCTCTACAATAGGAATAGCCTCAGAGCCACACTCAATAATACGTTCATCTTCCTCTGTTGCATTAGGGAAAAGAGTTCCTATGGCACGGTCTTCAAAACCTTCTTCACAGGCGTAAATAATTCCGTCTTTTTTAATCTTCAGTGTCATAAATTTCAGGTTTTTTATCGAAGTTTTTTAAGTAATTTCTAAACTGTGGTATGGCATCTTTAGCCATTTGAATTTTTTCCTCATCTCTATCAATATCGAACATTCTTATTTTTCTTTCATCTGGCAAATCATCAAAGGTATGGTAATCCAATAATCTTGCTTTTTCTTCTTCAAGCTGCTCTGCCGTACCAATGAATGTGTAGTCCAAACTTTTAATCATTCTTTTGATAAGTTCTTCAGGTGTGTTATTTAAGACAAACACACATCTGAACTTTGACCTGTTCTTTAACCACATATACATCTGGCCCTGCCACATATTCATAAAACTCATTCCATTCATCTTAGCATCGAAAGAGAAAATATCCCATGTAGATTTTGTATCTATAATCATATCTTCATCTACATCGTCAACATCAACTTCACCATTGACAAACCCGTTTCCAAGGCGTTCTTTGTTTTTAAGATAAAAAGTATTGGTTGCTTTTGAATAAGCAGTTATTGACTCTTCTTCAGTCAATATGCCTTTTTCCAACTGCATACCCTTAATAACCTTTTTTCTTCCGGTTGTTTCTTCAGTATAAATTTGAGCAAGCCTTCTTTTACAAGTGTTGCTCAACTTTAAAACGTCTTTGACTTTGGCAAGTTCGTTCATTTCCTTCTCGAGTTTGTTCATCCTCAAGAATTGAACATCCGTTGGTTGTTTACCAGAACTCATTAACTTGCTCATAAAATCATCATACTTCTGTTTAGATTCTAAATAAGCATCCATATTTGTCTTTCCACGAACTTGAGTCATTAACTCTCCAAAATAGTGGCAGCGGAACTCAAATGAGTCCCAATCAACTTCTTTAATTGGCATGATTCTTAATTTTAAAATCTCTTATTATAGTCTTCTTGTTGCTTATGTAATTTCTTTTGGTCTTCTAGTGCATCATAAACTCTATTATCATCACCTGCTCCATTAGCATAAATTGTTTTCTTTATATCACAAACACTGCAAACAAATCTTCTTATTCTACATTTTCCTCTTTCGACTGCAACATGACCAGCTTTTTCAAGTTTCATAATTTCTCCGCAGCCATCACATTCTGGAGCATGAGCAGTATTTCTGTTTTTAGCCATAACTTATGCTCCCAATTCTTTTTTCCTCTTATTAAACAAATTAATCATCGCAGGGGTTTCACAATGTTTCAGATGCTTATTCAGAGTTTCCAAGTCTGGAGCAGAATTTATTAACTCTTCCAAACGAACTTCTTCATGTGAAACATCTTCAGTTGCTTGCTCTTGCTTATCAGCCGAAGCAACACCATCTTTAACATTCCAGCTTTCTGCAGCTTGTATTCCTGTGATACCGGCAGCCTCTTTCAAAGCATGAGATTGAGCACATTTCTTCAACATCATCTTTGGTGATGTTTTCCATTTAGCTTGACCCAAGTCAAACTCTTCAAAATCCAAATAAACAGTTGTAGGCTCCATTCCATCATGGTAAACAACACAGTATGCCCCAATCAATTTTCCTCTGTTATTTGTAATTTTATGATTAGTAATCTCATTTGTAACCATATCAATCTCGAACTCATCAAGTTCACAAACTTCTGCTGTCTTCATTCCACGGTAAGATGGCATCATTTTATTTCTCTTGAGGAATCCATCCCTGCCTGTGAAAATGATAACATCTCCTTTGTGATTCTTGTAGCACCATATTTCTTTATTGATGGCACTGAGTTGTTGGTCTTTTGCAACACTTAAAAAGTATGCAAATTCAGCAGGTGATGTGTCTTTGGCTACACTGTTCTGTATAACCATCAACATTTGTTCATCAAGACCACTCATTTGAGCCAGCTTTGGAAATGAGAACATTTCCTTTTCTTTAGCTAACTGAAGTTGTTTTTCTTTTTCTTTTTGCTCTCTTTCTTTCGCTAAGATTTGTGCATTGCTTAATGGAGTAACACTCATAATTTCCGGGTTTTAATTTATTAAGGATTAGAAGATAAATTTGTTGCAACGTAGTAAACTAAACCGGTTGCACAAGCCATGACAAGCAGAAACAGTATTGCTCCTGCTGCCATATAAAATCCGTTCCAAAACTGCTGTTTCATAATATTTGTTTTTGTAACTCAAATCCCCGTCTCGGAAATCAATCCAAGTACGGGGCGTTTGAGATAACAGTTGATTATTTTTACGGTAAATAGCAACTTTACAAGAAACCGTGTTCATTCCATCTGCAGACCCCTGAACTTACTTTGCCAACCACTCAAAGTTTTTCATTCCTTCAAGTGTATTTCGTAATGTCTTTAACTTATTATTCAAAGCAAATAAATTTACTGTTGGTTTAGGAAACTCAATTTGTTTTTTGATTGCAGACTCGATAGCTGTTATCTGGTTCTCAATCTTTCTCATTTCTGGTGTTTTGCTTTCCATTGGTTTAATATTGAATAGCAAATGTAAGCGATACCATATTATAACACCAAATTTTTGTTGTTAACGTTTTGTTAAAACGATTTTTAGCAGGGTATCGTGCCAAACATTGTTAAACTAATGTTAAACTATACCAACTCTTCCAAGTTGCTTTAACCTCAAAAGAAAAGCTGCACAGCCCGGTTGTCTCGAGATTGCATTGTTATCGAACTTACCATCAGCAACATATTTACCTTTAGAGTAAATGCTGGTATAACTCCACACATACGGGGTAGGAACGCTTTTATGATACTTACGATAACCAAGACCATTGAACTCTTCAAACAACCAAAGTATGTTTCCTAATGACCAGTCTTTTACACTATTATACTTTAATAACATTAAAGCATCCAAGGCCGACTCTTCCCAACTGTAAGGATTTTTAACTGTTGGAGGAGATGCACCAAATCTTGGATTGTGTTTAGGTCTTCCTTTTGGAACATGGAATGTTCTTGATGTTAAAGGGTCTCCACAATGAAGATGATAATTGAATGGATTTGCAAAGTGTCCTGCCTCCATAGCGTGTACCATAAGTACAAACCACCAAGGCATATCTTTATTTACTTTCTTTGCAACCGTTTCATATAAGTCTTGCTTTGGCATCAACTTGTTTAATACGGTATCAATCTCTTTTATTTTATCAACCCTTAATATTGCAGAGTAAAACAATTTCTCGTTTTGTAATGCAATAGTTGATTTAGGAGTAATTGCTAACTGAATATTACCAGTTATAAACTTTAATACATTCATAAAGAATCTTTTTTAAATAAATTAGGAAATATTTTTAGACGAATTGGTATTCCGACAGTTCCCTCAAAAAGAATAGGTAAGTTATGTACCTTCTTAACTTGGACGCTGTAAGTTTTATCGGTAGGAGTCTTTAATTGTAAACCAGCTCCACCACCGAAACGGTTTAATAAATAGTTACCCATTCCAGATATTAAGAATGAAACTACAGTCTTCTTTGGTGGATAAATAATTTTTTTGTGAGTAATTACAGAGTCATAGAAAACAGCATTTATCTTTTGAGAATCTATTTTGTTTCGTCTGACAATATTTGAAAATCGGACTGTGTCTTTTCCATTTATTACGGAAGTGTCATAGTATCTTGTTTTTCCATAGTCGTTAAGAATATTCACCATCCAATCTGGAACAGTGTATGGAATACGAACTGTATCTGATAAAGGTACATCAACATAAAAGCTATCAGTTGTTTTTTCTTTTACATAAACAATACTATCTTCAACAACTCTTACTGGTATAGGGATACCAACATGGACAATTTTTCTTTTGGTAATTGCAGTATCAGAACCACCATTTTTAACTGTCCATCTGCTTTCCCCATGATAGCAGCCTCCAATCCAAAGTGCAGCGGCAACTGAAATAGATATTAATATTTTTGTAGAATCCTTCATTTTTTAAGTTTTAATAAGACCCCTGCCGAATGACGTTGCAGGGGTCTTAAATGATTAAGCCAATTCCAAGCCGTTTGCTTTTGCAGAATCAGTAAGAGCATCTGAAACTGCATTAATGAAAGCATCATCAATCTTATTAGCAGATTTCTCTGTTAAAGGTTTCAATGCTTTCACCAATGCAAGACCTCCATAGATAGCTGCTTTGTAGCCATCAAGGTCTTTTTCATGAAGTTGCTGTAATACTTCTTCCAGCTTTGTTTCTCCTGCATCAGCAAAAGCGCCAGATACAAGATTCAAAAAGAACTGTTTCATGTTTCTATTTTTAAAGGTGAATAAATACTATTTAGGTTTTTCTTCAGTTTCTACTGTTACAGTTGTTTTAGTGTCTTTACTTTCTTTTTCAACTGTTATTTTATCTGAAAGTCTTTTCATAGGATTATTGTCAATACCTATTTTCAATATTATAAGAAGTGGTTTAACAAAATACTTGTTAAGTGAACCGTGTTTATCAATTTCAGATAGGTTTTCTAGTATGCTTGTTACTTCTATATACATAATGAAAAGCATAATCCAGCCACTTGCATCTTGTAAAATTTTTGCCATTTTTATCATGTCTATACTTTCAGTACTTACTACATGAGTTTTTGCATATACACCACCAAGCCAAAGAACTACTGGTACTATTATGTATCCAGGTATTTTCTTTAATGTTCTTCTAAAGCCTTCGCTTGTTCTTGCTGTACCATTTATTTTAGCCTTAATAACACCTGTTATAAAGTCAATAAACACTAAGCAGAATAAAACGCTAATTGTCGTTGCCCTTGGAGACATTATGAAATTTATACCTATTAACATAAGTCCCCAAAATAGTTTACCAAGATACATCTATTAAAAATTTATTAGTTTAAAATTAAAACTTTCCTTTTTTAAGTAAGCTGTCAACTGAAGTGTGGCTTAATATAAGAATTGAATCTTTAGAAATTATTGTGTAAATAGGCTGTGGATTAAGAATTGGATTTCCTAAAGAATCTCTAATTTGCTTACCCAGGCTGTCAAGTTTGTAACTAAATGTTCTTACTCCGTACATTGTTTTGTAAGTCAATTTGTTTCTTTTTGCAGATGTACTGTCATCAATAACAATCTCTTCTCCAACAACACCAAAAGTTCTTGTGCTATCTTTTTGAAGAATTATTGCATAAAGGTCCTTAAAACCTGATTTCAACTCTGTTTTACTTTGGCTGCACGAAAACAGAAATAATGCACTGATAATTACCGGGATTTTTTTCATCTTGTTTGTTTTTATTGTGATTTAATTAATTACTTTGAATTGTACAAAACTCTTATCAGCCTGTACTGTTATTGCGCTGCTGTTCACCTCACTTGCAAACCTTGCTATTACCGTCCCAGATGCACTTGGTTTTATTATTCCTTCTATTATAGCAATATTATTTGAAGTTAAAGAACTTGCATTGGCTGCAGATGGAAAATTATATGCAGAACAAGTATTAAAAGTAAAAGATGTTGCTGTTAAAGTGTACTGGCTTGTATAATGTAAAAATGTATTAGCAGGCCCATTTATAGTCCAGCGGCTGCCGGTTGTTGTTGCCGCTGAATTATATACTATGAAAAATTTAAAACTGTATAAAGTATCGGCACTAACATCAAAAGATAAATTTGTAATATCTGCAAGAGTATTGTTTGCAGAATTAACAACATTACCAGTTATTATTTTTGTGTGTTGTTTATCAATATTTTTTGATATGCTATCTGCAGCTTTTTCAGTAAGCCATTTCATAGTAGCACCGGGAAAAATTAGTGGTTTATACCTCTTTAAAGTATCGTCACTTGGAGATATTAAAAATATAGTATCGCTTTCTGTTGTAATAACCCAATTTTTAGGCTGACCGTAAGAAGCTAAAGACAATAACAAAAAAGGTAATAAAAATAATTTTTTCATTTTATTAAGGTTTAAAAGATGATGAACGAATTGCTTTTCCGGCAGAAGGTGGCGGAGTTGCGTTTTCTTGTTTAAATGATTTTGCAAAAACATAAGAATATCCTGTATAGGCATCAGGATTTAATATTTTACCATCTTCACTCATAGTTCCTGATAACTTATAATATGAACTAAAGTAAGGAGTTCCATAATAAGAACCGGTGCCTAAATGAGTAAAGCCGCTGCTTGCGGATAAATTAGGAGCTACTCCAAGTTCATATCCAGAAGTAACAATTAAACAACCAGTATTAATTGGAGAAAAACCCGGAGTTTGAATTGATACACCGGCAGTATTAGTTGTCCCTGCATTTCCAGTATCATAACATTCTGCATTTGTTGGTGTCCCGGTAAAACCAGAATATTCGTCCACTATAACACAAATGTCTGTATTACCACTAACTGTAACAGTGACACTTGTAGTCCCTCCTGTTGTTTGAAATCCGTAACCATGTGCAGTAGTAAAAAAAGTTGCGACAGCATAAGTAGAACCTAAAACGTAAGTATGTCCAACATTATCAGTTATACTCGTTATACTATTTGCGGCTAATAATAAAACAGATACTACTATTAAATTATTAGCACCTGATGAAGATATTGTTACAGAACAAGTATTTGCAGAATTAGCTTGATTAGATGCTGTTTGAACAGTTGAAAAAGCCGTAACCTTTGGCGGTTTTTCAAGAGCCTTCATTTCGGAATAGAAACTTCTGTACTGAATATCTTTTATTTCTTTTTTATCCTCAAAAGAAAATAATAAAAGAGATAAAAATATGGTTGCTATTAATTTCATTTCTTTTTAGATTTTTTGCGGACGTAAATTAATTTCTTACCTATCCTCATTCTTTTTGCTATGTTATAAAATATAATTGGCATGGTTAAAAGTTTAAAGAATATTCACCAAAGTAATCAGTACCGTCATAAGTAATAAATATCAAATCGCTTTTACTTGCGGTAGTCGTAAGAGTTGGTGTAGTGCCGCCTTGCCACTTTATAGTAGGCCAAGTAATTGTTCTCGAACCAGTACCATCTTGCTTTAAATGTATAAGGTACTTATTGCCAGCAACCGGGTTTGAAAAAGTTATTGTTCTGTTACCGCCTAAAGTGACTTTTTGAGTTAGCCCATTATTGAAATCTATTGCTATGGTAGCCGCATCTGTAAGAGCGAATTGTCCAGTGCCTATTTGGCCTAAGAAACTTTGTTGAGCACCAGAACTTGAAGTAGGCGTAGCTATCCACATGACATTCATAGAAGCATTATATACTGCACCTAATTTTATTGTGGCAACAGTTGAACCATGCGTAGCGGTTGCCCAACTCCATCCAAACATTGCAGCAGGTTGTTCTATTGTTGTGCTTGATTTTAAGTTATAGTTTATCAATCCTCCATATCCGGAAGCAGGAGTATTGCTTGAATTTGCCGTAAACATTGCAATAGTTTCTGGAGTGCTTGTAGCCACTCCTGTATAAACAGTTTTTAATGAATATGAACCAGTTCCTGTTGTTACCGTTAAACCTATTCCAGAAGTTGAAGAAATATTTGCACCAACACCAGAATTAGAGGAAATATTTGAGCCTGAACCAGAACTTGAATTTGATATTGCCATTGTAGTTGTTCCGTTACTACTTGGAACAGTTAAAGAATATATACTTGTTGTTATACTCCTATTAGCCGTAAAGGCAGAACCTCCCATTATAATATTTCCACCACTCAAACTTAAACCATCTGCTCCACCAGTTACCGTACCTCCACTCGGTGTTTGCCAGCTTGGTTTAGCAGAAGTATTTGCTCCAAGAAATTGTCCTGACGTTCCATTGGCAAGCCTTTCTAATATTCCAGAAGCATTTCTTACATATATATCCCAAGAAGCGTCACTGCCTAAAGTCATTGTAACTCCACCAATAACATTATTAGAACTGGTTAAAGTTTTATTCTGAAATGTTTGTGCAACAGTAGTTAATGAAGTACCTCCAACGGTGTACATATTAGTTGACTCTACATCAGTAAACCAACCTTTCGTAACTCTTGCCCCAGTAGCCGCTATACTACCAGTCATTGTTATACTTGAAGTGCTTAACGTTATGTCTCCAGTTACATTGGCAGAGCCATTAAAGTTTTGACCCCATATAGTTCTGGTAGTAGTTAAAGTGGCTGCACTACCAGTTGTCGATTGATTTAAAGTAGGAATATCTGCCGCAACTATCGCCCTATATGTAGCTGCTCCAGTTGCTCCATTTGGCCTTGCCCAAAAAGTATTAGCCGTGCCTCCAGTGCTATTATCTTCTGCAGTACCTCCATAAGCCTTACCAATAATAGATGCGTTCCAAGTTCCTGTTGTTACTACTCCAGTATTAGCCGTAATTACCAATCCATTAAAACTTGTTACTCCTGTCAAGGCACCTAAAGTAATCGTTATATTTGGGGTAGTTGTAGCTGTTGCAATCGAGGCGCTGACTCCTTGAGAAGTTGTCCAAGCGACACTGGTTACAGTACCACTTCCACTACCCATACTTTCAATTTTATCTCTTATGGCGTTCATTGTGGGAACTTCAGTATTACCATTCCAAGAAGTAGCATCATAAGCAAAATCTGGAACGTTAACAGCATCGCTAAAAGTAAATTCTGGCGAAGTGCCTACAGCATTAAATGTAGGACTACCAGTACTGTTAACTGTTGTCGTATAATAATTACTTGCATCATAACCTATTCTTGTTTGTTCGGTAGTGTTTCTCATATAAAACCTTCCTGAAGCAATTTCTATTGCATCGTTTCTTGATGCTCCACCACTAACACTATACCAAGTTCCAACGTTTTCAGAAGTAGTTCCAGTTTTTGTATGAATAATGGTTTGAGCATAGGTAGCTTGTCCAGAAGATACGTTTGCTCCAGATTGCTCAATGCTTAATATTGTTTGGCTTCCAGCAGATGCAGATGTAGATGTAGATAACAACCTTAATCCTATTCCTGAGGCTAAACTATTCCAATCCCAAGTTTGTTGATAAGCAGCATTACTTATTACATTAGATGCAGTTGCGGCTGTTATAGAACTTAAAGGAGTTGTACCAGAAGCAACAGCGTATAACATTCTTGCAGATTCTTTAAATTCTGAACCATCATAAACAAATGTAATAATATCTCCAGCAGCTACAGTATAATCAACATTACCAGATAATCTCATCTTAGCTGTTCCACCACCACCAGCAGTATTATTTTTTAATAATGGTGTGCCAGTAAAGTATAATCTTAATTCTGAACCAGCTTGCCAACTTGCAGAAGTAATTGCATTTATAGTAGTGTTACCAGAAATAGTAAACAAATTTCCGTCTGTTCCTAAAGTAAGATTATTTGCAGCAGCTACAGTTGCTCCCATCGGAGTTGTAAACCTGCCATTTGTAAAAGCATAAGTAAATCCACCGCCAGCTATAGTATTATTTCCAGTTAATGTACTACCAGTTGTCATTACCTGTTGGTACGTTTGAAGTTCGTTAGTAACACTACCATCAACTTCGGCAGTAAGCCTTGCATTTAATTGAGTTTGTATAGAAGATGTTGCATCAACATAGCTTAACTGAGTTGTTGTAACCGTAGATGCTACTGGCAATCCGTTGGCATCTGATACCAGTGCTCTTGAAGCCGTTATAGCGGTTAATCCAGATACGGCAGTTCCTGTTGCGCTATAATAAGCTAATTGATATATAGTTCCACCGTTAACAGTACCAGAACCAGATACAGAAGCCCAAGAAGTATTTGAGCCATCGGTTTGTAAAAACTTTCCAGAGTGAGTTGCTTGTGTAGGTAAAAAAGCATTAAGTGCATCATTTGCTGTTGTCTGTCCAGAACCTCCGTTTGCAATAGCAATAGTTGTTCCGTTCCAAACACCAGTGGATACCGTTCCCAAAGTTATTATAGATGTTTGACCAACATAAGTAGCTGCAATATCTATAACAGGTGTTGCGCCACCACTAGATGTTATTCTGTTTGTAGTTCCTGTTACACTAGTTACTGTTCCAGTTATCGTTGAACTTAATGTTCCTCCAGAAAAAGACATTCCAGTTCCTATTGTTACCGCTGTCCATGTATTAGATGCTGAACGGTAATAAATAGTGTTCGTTCCAGACAATGCTGATATTGCAGTTAAATCTGCATCTAATGGCTGATACAATGTTGCTGCCGTAGCTACTGTTAAATAAGTTGCCGATATGTCTGGAATATCTCCAGCTACTAAAACTTCCCATGAAGGAGATGCGCTTATAGAGCCGTTACCAGTTTGCGATAACATCTTCTTTGCGGTAGTTGTATTTCCAGCTAATCTTGCAGGAACTGGAGTTGCGTTCATATAAATTATATCTCCCAAAGTAGTCATTGGATTAGTCATACCTCCAGATACATCTGAAAATTTTGCATACTTATCAAATGTAGTTCCGTTCCAAGCATAGAAGTAATTATCTCCAGTATTAAAAAACAAACCTCCAGGGTCTACGCTTCCTCCGTTTAATGTGTTTGTTCCTCCACTTGGAATATGAGAAGTTGAAAGAGATTGTATCCTGTTTACTTTCAAACCCCAAGTCGTAGGTACTACTGGAGTGTAAATTTGGGAAAATACAGACCCGCAATAAAAAAGCATTGCGATAGCTACTAAGAGTTTCATATTTTTCATATTACACAGTATTTATTAGTTAAGTAATTTTTTGGTGCTGTTTCAGTTCCGGTTCCTAAAGTTCCGTAAACCGATAATGTTACTGTATTTGGAGACGCAGCACCACGACCAAATACTCCAGGCCCACCAGCACCTGTATAGCTGTTACCTTGAGGAATGTCAACTTTTAAATCAGTAACCTTTATAACATCATCTGCATAATCACCTGCTTTTCCGGCACTATTATTTCTTTCAAACAAGTTTCTTCTATCAGGAAAATAAAATTTATCTGCATTTCCTGGGTCTGTTGAATTTGCTTTTGAAAACAGATACTTATTATTTCCAGTTGCCCAATCGTCATAGTCAACTACTTGTGTTGCCGGTAAACGAAGAACAATTTCCTCATAAACTCTTGCATATTGATAGCGATTTCTTATAGAACCATCCCAAAGCTGTTTACAATAAACTCCAGTTTGAATAGCATCATCTCCTACACTTTCGCCAATACGATGAAAGTTTCCCTGCGCATTTCTTACTCTCCACTCATTGCTCAAATCAGGTCTTAAGAATCTATATATTTCTAAAGACTCATTATTCATCATAAACAAATTGCCTCTCATAAAGTTTATAACATCTGCTCCATCAGGCAATATTCTTACACATTGAACTCCAGAACCTAATGCTTTTTCAACTTCAATATTTAACTTTCTTCCAACAACAACAGTTGTAATATCAGGTAACTGCAATTCTGTATAAACTCCAGATGGCTCAACTATAATTGTATTGCCAAAATCCTCTACTTCAATATCATCGTCAACATCTATTATTCTTGCTGTAAAATCAGAATTCAAAGGAACGCTACCACCAGTAGTATTCTCTTGTGGATTAAAATGTATGTTATACCAGTTTTCATCTTGAAGTTGGTCTCCAGATTGTAACAATGTAAAAACTCCAGTTGCGCTAACCCATGAGTAATCTAGACCCTCAACCAAAATGCCTCTGCCCGTTAATTCACTTGGAACTATTTCCCATCCGATATAATCAGGTTTTCCTCCAGTTCCATCAAACGTAACTGTTGTTAATCCAGCATCAAAACCTGTAGTTGTTCCAACTTGTATTTGTTCATCATTTCTTATTAACGTTCCGTCAATCTGACCAGGAACAACATCAAACAATGCCAAATTGTTTATTGGAGTTCCTCCACCATCTATTTCATCAAGTGAAAAAGAATAGTTTGCTCTTAAAAGACCAGGAAAATGCCATACTCTTGCAGGGTGTCCAACAGTTGTATCTATTATACTGGCTATAATAGCAACATCATTGGAAAGAGTTATAGATGCTCTTATCCTGTTTGTTATCGAGGGATAAGCCTTCGAGTATGCGTCTAGTACAACAGTTGCCATGTTATTTTATGTTGTTTATAATGTTACAAATTTTGCCTCTAAGCCACCTCTTAAGCCCAAGAGATGAATTTAATATGATTTTTTTATGTCCGTTTCATACATATATAATGCGCTTAAATCGCTTTAAAATGCGTCAAAATCAATTCTCTTCTATCATTATCAAACTGTGTGCTGGAAGGCCAATAGCAGATGCATCTAAAATAATTATAACACCAGATACGTCTGCACCTTCTTCGCCAGCGAACACTCTACCTCTTGAATTTTCAGTAAGACCCATCATTACCTCATAATAAAACATTGGAACTCCAGGAATATCTTCTGATGGATTAATACCTTCACCTTCTTCAATAGTATATGCCTCTCTCTCAATTAAACAAGTATCGTTTATTATTGCCGCTGCAACTTTTGTAGAAAGATAATCTGGTATCCCTCTTGCATCTCCATATCTTATTACTCTTTTCTTTGCTAATGAAGACCAAAGCAATTTCTTATTTCCACTTTCTTCTTTTGCTACAACCGTATCAACATCAGGCTGCAATTTTCTTACTAAACCTTCAATTCTCAATATTGTTTTAAATCCAGTAGAATAAAAAACTCCAGGCATATTAACAGAGTTTGTTGACTCTATCAATATAGTTCTCGGCCATTTAACTCTTGTTTCAATTCTTTCAAATATGTAAACAGCCAACTCATTAACATAAGCAACAAAGAAATACTGGCCAACTGGATAATCATTCAAATCTACTATTGCCTCTAAAACAATTTCAGGCGCTGGTATAGGAGCAGGGTTAACTGGATTGTAGTTAAAAGTATCAATCAATTCAGCATCCTTACAACTATACATTCTTAATGTCATAGAAGATATACCATTGGTAATTATCTGGTCTCTTATAATTTCAGTTTTTTGATACTTCTGTATATAATTAGTAGTTCCAAATAACCACGCATCATTCCTGTTGTCAAACCAGTCTTGATACATTGTTTTAAAGTTATATTTTTCAGGCTGTTGATAGTTATACTCAACTGCATGAAGAGAATTATAATCACTGTGAAATATTGCGTTTTGCATGAGATTGATAGTTAATCCGTTTTTATAAAGATTTAATAACTGTGTATAAGTTGTTCTTGGGCTTATCAATAGATTAAACTCTTGAACGCTATCCATAACACTTTTCATCTTCATACTTCCAATAGGAAGAAAATACATATCCTTACCTTTGAATTTACCAGTAACAACTCCACCGTTATTAAAATCAGATAAGATTTCTGCAAATGATTTTCTTGCAATAACCTTTATCCTTGCGTTTTCTAAAACAGCCAACGGAGTCCCCAAAGAAGATGGTGATATGTCAGCCCGTTCTGTAACTACTTCTGTACCAAATACAGTTCTTAAATTAGGGTTTTTATCATGTGTTTGATACTCAATAAATTCGTTTCTCTGCTTATCCATTAAACTTGAAAGAAGAGACTTGTGGTTCATCAACATTCTCTTTCTTGAGAATCTTGTATTGAAAACAGTATTATCAATAACTCCAGTTATTGAACTATATGCCGGTCTGTTAAGTTTATATCCACTTACATTAACTTGAACTGAATTATTAATAAGTAAAGTTGATACTGTACTAACACCATTCCTAATTGGAGCAAGAACTATTGATGCTCCACTACTTGGGTCTGCATAATTGACAGCAACAACTTGAAAACTCCAATTACCATTTGCGTCAATAACAGCAGTTCCTAAAGGAGCATAGCTAATATAGTTTAACCATATAGTAACTATTGTTCCCGGTATTCCAACTCCTCTAATTAAAGGTAAATTATTAACTAAAGGAAATCCATCCAACTCAGAACCTATATAAGTTATAATTGGATAGTCTGTGAAAGCATCCATATTAAAAACTATACCAGTTGAACTACCATCCAGATTTATAAAATGATTTCCGTTAATTAAAGGAACTGTTAATTTATATTCAAACTTACAAGAGTTGTCAGCAACAACAGATGCAACTAAAACTGCGTCTATGTAAATATCAATATTAGTTCCTGCTGGTGCAACTCCTTTTATTAAAGGCAAATTATTATATAGGCTATCTCCAGGTCTTGGATATGTTATTCCGGTATTAGAAGATACTGTTGTATCAATCAACAACTGAATAGTATCTAATGCTCCACTCATATTTGTATTAGTAGCATTAATTACTGATATTCCATCAAATACTCCTGGGTCATAAGATGGTAATGGTGTTACTATCTGATAAGACCATGTTCCATCAACTCCAACAGTTGTACCACCATCTAAAACTGCTCCAATATAAATATTTACGTTTGTTCCTACTATTCCTACTCCTTTTAATAACGGCAAATCGTTGTTAATAATACTTCCTGTTAAAGGATATTTTATTATCGGTGCTAAAGGAGCATTGTTAACAGTTATATTCTCGAATGTTTCAATGTTCTCTAATGCCGAACCAAGTTCATCTGTAATATCAACTATGAAAACAGATTTGTCACCGCTATTATCTTTTGTGGATAAACCACGATAATCCAGAATAAGAAATATTATACCATAACAATCTGTTCTATATTTAGTAACAAAAGACATCTTTCTTTTGATATTGTTATATGGAGTAGATAATGTCATTAGACCATTAAACTCCAACCTTCCGCTTGCGTGCCTGTAATCCTGTTTTGGAGAGCCAACTTCAATTTCGTTAGCCATGTACTCTGATGCAGGAGATGTTTTACACTCTGAAATCTCACCTAAATCAATTATGTTGGTATTTTGATTTCCATAAACATCATCAGCAAGTTCCATGAACAGATTTCCATTTACTGTTCTTAAAGCCATGAAGAAAAGAGCACTAAAACTTTCAAAGAAGTCCTTGAAAGATGTGTAAATCTTAGAATCTTTAACACCACGAATTGAATCTCCAGGCATCAATATAGTGTTATTGTTTGCCGCAAAGAAATCTGAATCAATGCTATATCTTTCAAAAGTAGCCTTTCTAACAATAGCTTTTAATAGGGTTAAGGGTCTAAGTCCGTAACATATAGTCGACTCCGCTTTTGTATTTACAGATACAAATATATTAGTTACTATAGGAGTTATTGTAAACAGGTTTATTGCAGCACCATTTAACTGAGTCATGAAGAATATCTTCTCTCCAGGAGCAAGGTCAATATCAAAGTTGAAAGGTATATCGTAAATCTGACCAACTGTTAAACTACCAGAAAGCTGCTGAAAAACTATTTGAGATTGTCCAGTTGATGTTCTGAAGAATATATACATTGGACTTGCTCCCAAGTTATTTATACTCCATGTAAATCTTATACTTCCTTGTATATTAACATCATTAACCTGATAAAAAGAATATAAAAAATAATTCAAAGAATCTTTAACATAATCATTTGATGCAAGTGCACCAGAAACAGTTTGATTTGCTGTGCTATCTCCAGTTTGGCTTTTAGTAACAAGCCCAGAACTATCGCCATCTTGATTTACCATTACAAAAGGAATAACAAAACTGTTTGGTAATCCAATTCTTGTTATTGGAGCCTGAACAGTTTGATATGTGAACCTGTTGTATAATGTAAAATCATCAAAAAGAACTTTTACTGTATCTGGATTATTTTCGGAACAATCTATTGCGTACTGTACATCATCGTTTTGAGAAAGAATTCCCCAAGAAGAATCATCCACTACTGAAACCGTAAATGTAGATAATTTATCATCTCTATCTTTTCCCTGAAAATCAAACCTTCCATTATAAGTTAGTTTATATTTTCCACCATTAGGGTCAAACTCAAACATTGCAAAGTAAAGCATCTCATTAACACCTTTTCCCAAAGTGTATCTTTGATGCAATATAGCTGCACCATCGAAAGTGAAATCTAAAGGATAGTTAATACTTCTGTTCATTGAGAAGTATTGCTTATTTGTAGCAAACTCAACAGGGCTATCTTTTAGATTTTTAGGATTATACTTCAATGGATACATCTCAGAATTATGCGTGATAACCCAACTTCCATTTGGAAGTTGTTTAGCACGATAGAACTCTTTCGACTCATCGTATATAAAACAGTAAATTGGTTTTATGTTCCTGTCCATTAGTTACCTAAAATTTGCCTTTTCCTTGACTCAAAATTCATATCAACTACTATAGTTGGTTTGAATACGTTTGTTATTTCCTTGTTGCTTTTCTTAATCTGCTTAGCTAAAAATCTTGTTTGCTCCCAACTATCATCTGATTTATTTTCCATAAACTCAGGTGAATTATCTTTTATTGGTATTACCTGTGTTCCTTTTGGTAGATAAGATATAGTTTCTGTCAACTGAACATAAGCTGGCTTTCCAGGCTCTTTAACTATTTCAGGGCCATCCTCACCAAACCTTGCTTTACCGCCTGGGTGAAAATCAGTTCCTTCTGCATATGATGGAATTGGAACTGCAAGTATTTGTGCTGCCGCTATTGTTGCAAGAATTCCTCTTTGCGCTGCTAATATTTCACCAGCAGGAGGAGGTAATTTCAATGCAGCAGAAACAGACTCTATTCCATTTATAACTACACGGGCAAGAGAAAGTTGTTTATCTCTTTCAGCAGCCTCTCTTTTAATTTTTCTTTCTTCTGCCTCGGCTTGTTTATCTGACTCAATTTTTTGTTGATTTAATTGAATATCAAGAGCAGTTTTATCTTTAGCATTAAGAGATGATTTTTCAACAGCATCTTTTTGTAATTCAAACTGTTCATTTCTAGATTCTTGAATATCCTGAATAGATTGAAGTTCATTTTCAACATTTCTGTTAATCATTAAACCTGCAAAATCCCAAAGATCTTCTTTAATCTTCTTCATGTTGGCTGAATACTCTTTTTCGAATTGAATCTCTTCTTCGTATTTAGCCTTTGCTTGTCTTATTCTTGCATCATCACCTTTTGCTATTTCATCGTTTAAATCTTTCTTTGATTTTAATATTGCATCGTTAAGTGCATTATTTCTACCTAACTCCTCATCAAAAAATCTTTCAGAGTTTAAAACATCTCCACCTCTTGCTCTTTCATTTTCTAAATCACCTTTCTTCTTGGAAAGTTGGTCGTCTGACTTTTCTTTCATTTCGTTCAAATCTTCATATAGACTTCTTAGCCTAGAAACATCTTCTTCTGAATCTTTTATTTCGTCCTCAACGGAAAGAATAACTTTGTACTTTTTGTTTATAAAGTCATAGTTTCTTTTATAAGCCTCATATTGAAATATCTTACCTTTGAACCTTGCATTATTAGCATTAAGTTCTTTTATATACGCCTCTTTATCAATATCAGCTTCTTTGTTGTTTGCATCCTCAACAAGTTTAAGCTGTGCATCTAATGAAGATTTTACAATATTATAAGTTTGTTTTTCTGCATCAGCTTGTATGTTAAACTTTTGAGTATTTCTATGAACATCAATTCTTCTTTTTTCATCTTCAGTTAATGAAGTTGCCCCTCCTTCATCTGCTGCTCCTCTTTGAATTGCAAGGTTATGTTCTAAATCTTTAATTCTTTGCCTTGAAACAATATAATTCTCGTAAGCATCAAGCCTTTCCTGTAAAGTGTGTTTTTCGTTTAGGAAAATTCTTTCATCAGATATAGCAGACATTTCAATCTCATCTTTCTGAATCTCTGTTATAGCCAAAAGCCTTCTTTGATAAAATTCAATTTTATTTTTATCTAAAGAAACATCTCTTCTTCTTTCAGCAATATTGTTTTGAGTTGTAAGATTGCTTGATGCTATTCCTTTATCTCTTGGAGTAGATGATATGTTGTTTACTACATTTGCATAAGCAGCTTGATTAAGTTTCTTTTCCTCTTCAAAGTTTTTAAGAATTGCACTTTCCTTATCTTCATAGAATTTTTTATCGCTATCAAGAATTTTCTTATTCTTATCAATATTTACTGCAACAGCATTTTTAGCAGTTTCAAATTGAAATTTTCTTTCTTCGTCTTCGTTGAACTTAGTTAAAGTATTTTTAGCTTTCTGTAAACTATTTGTAGCATCAAAATATTCTTTAAGCAATGCGTTAAGAACATCATACTTATTCTTATTAAATGCAATTAATGAGTCTTGCTCTTCTTTTTGAAGTTTAAGTTCATCAACTGAAAAATGCTTATCACCATACTCATTCCTTCCTTTACGTCCAATATCAGTAGCAATTCTATTTGATTGGGCCTGTGCAGAACCTAAGTCAAATAAAACTCTATTGATTTGCTCTTTAATATTGTTAATAGATGATGCTGTTGGAACTCTTGCTAAAGAACCGTCTGGATTTGAAAATGTTCCAGTATCGTTAACTCTATTTGTAACATTATCAAGTCTTTTTTGAGCAGTTTCAACACTTTGTTTAAGTAATTTATCTTGACTTAAGCCTCTTGCTGTATTAGCATCTAAAGCTAATTGTTTATCTGTTAGCGTTCCTAATGGATTAAAACCAGTGTATGAAATGCCTGCATAATTCTCATGAAAACTTCTTCTTAAAGACTCCATTTCAGAGTATAGCTTAATTTGCTCTGCTATACTATTATTCAATGCAGTATTAGTTATAATCAAATCATTCTGTTTTTTATCAAACAGACCTACTGCATCAATAACGTTTTCTATTGCTTCAAAAGCAAGATTAAAAATACCTGCTATTCCTAATCCTGGAAGTATATATGCTATATTTCTTAAGTGCCCAAATGCCGTTCCCAATCCCTTACTCATACCGCTTGCACCAGCACCAGCTTTATTTAAGTTTCCGTCAATCTTATTAATAACACCTGCAGTAGAAGCGTAATCTGCCAATGCTGCTTTAGTCATTGCATGGTCTTTACCTTTAGCTAAAAACAATCTTTCATACTCATTAGCTTGGTTTTTTAAAGCAATTCTTAGCTTTTCGTAGTCAGATAAAAGATTTTTCTGATTTAAAGATTCTTTTCTGTCAGCAGCAGCTTTTTGGTCTTGTTCAATAGCTAATTTGCGAAGTGTTGCTACAACTCTTTCTTGCTCAATCCTGTAAGCCTCAGCAGCAACTTTCTTAGCATTTTCAGATGCAATAATATTGGCTTTGTCTTGTTTATCTTGTTCAACAGCTAATGCCCTTAAAGTTGCTACAACTCTTTCTTTTTCTAAACGATACTCTTGTTCAATAATTTTAGCTTTTTCCTTTGCAGCAGTAGCTTGTTGAGTTCCTTTAATCTCTTCAAACATAGCTTTTGTAGTTTCAGATAACTGAAGTTTCAAAACCATGTTTGCTTTAGCCTGCTCAGATGTTAATACTGTTAACTTTGCCTGATTTGTTGCAGCTTGGTCTACATTTTTAGCATATTCTCTCATTGCAAGACCTAACTCAGTATTAGAAGTTGCAGCGTTCTTAGAAGAACTAGATGATGCTGACTGTGCAGCATTTAAAGCAGCAAGTTTCCCATTCATTTCATCTATTAACTTATTTGTTTGAGCAATAGAAGTATTGAATGTAGTTAATCCATCTCCCATTACAGGATTGAATATCTTGCCATCAAACTTAGAAAGGTCAGTAAAAAGCTGGATATATTTTCTCAATATTTCCATCTTATTATTATCAAAAGAGTCCATGTTAAGACCCAATGATATTATATCTTGACCGTCAGACATTATTTTCTAATATTTTGAGAATCGTTTTCTTCTAATTGTTGTTTTATCATCAAAGCCAACTCTTCAACAGTAGTTGTCTTTTTATCTATTTTAAAACCAATTTTCCCTAAAGAGTTTAACATACGAATAAAAGACATTCTGCTTTTTTTCAAATCAACTTCAGGCTCATCTTTTTTTGTTTGTTGCATTTTTGCCCTATGTTCATTTAACTCTTGTATTTTTTCCTCAAGGAAAGAATCATGTTTGATTTGTCTTGTTTCGATTTTTTTAAGCTGAGATTCAAATTCTTTTAAATCTCCTTTCCATTTTAAGACATAACCATATGTGTCTTTAAAACTTTCAAAATCTCTTATAAAAGGCATATCAAACTCTTTCATAAAATCTCTCTGTAACCTTATAAACATTTTAACATAGTTAATTCTTGAGTTTAAATGATGTATTAAACTTCTTTTTTCAAAATCGTCTGACATAAACAATCCAGACGCATCCAAATACTCAGCATAAACTATTTTAAAATCAGATTCAGAAAGTCTTTCATTTTTCTGTTCAAACCAAGCCTCCATGAACTCTTCTATAGTAACTTTCTCGTATGCCATTATCTTGAGTATGCTTTAAATCTTTCTCTTAATTTTGGAATAAGAATTTCGTTTCTAAATTCTCCTAAATGCTTGTTATTTAGCTTCATTATCTTATCACCACTTCTTCTTATAATATCATCAAAATAAGGAACATTGCTTTCTGTAATAAAAGCCCTTCCTTTTGCTACAGTTTTTAAAGACATATAAAAAGCACCTGAATCGTAGTTTGTTATAAATTCAGTTTGTTTTCCAAGACCAACACCGTTTCTTTCTTTATTAAAAATAGTAGCGTCCTTGTAATAATCTCTTCCAAAAATAGTAACTGGCTCATTAAACATATCTTTACCCTCTTGAAGTTGAGTCCTCAATAAAGCTGATATGTACCACCCATACTCATTAATTATAGATATGGTTTCTCTTTCAATATCAAAAACTTGAAGAGCCTTTATTCTTTTTGAAAGATTATCTAGTGGCATAACTTCTTTTCGCCCGAAAAGCCCATCTCTTACGGGAGATAGGCTATCGGGGAAGTCCAAATCTACGAAAACGAATATTAAGGAATTACAATGTCAACGTAGTTATCGCTGGCATCATATCCTTCAATTCCATTTGATAACCATACTGCAGGAGTTGCACCCCATACACGGATAGTATCACCTGTAGGATAAACACCAACTAATTCCAAATGGTCGCCAACAAGGTTGACTGCCGATGGAACAATAGCAGTTCCTAATGATGCAACATTTTCAATGCGGAAATTATCAGTTTGCTCCCACTGTGCTTCAGTAAATTTAGGAGGCAAAAGATTTGCTTTTGAACAGGTTGTTTCAACACCAACTTTAAGAATTGTTGTTGTTGATGAACCATCATCAGTAATCTTAGCATCTTGTAGGCCCATCATTGAAAGAAGCGCAGTTGCCCCTTTAAAGATAACGCCGTTGTTCACCAGTTCGATAGGTGAAAAACTGTAAGCAAAATGGTTTTTGTAAGGCGTACTCTTAAAATCAGCCAGAGTTGGAGAAGGTGAGTACATGAAGTCTGTAATTAACGGACTGTATGTACCATCTTTGTTGTCACGGAACAACATCTGTCCTTGCTGGTCAATTTCGATAATATCGTAACCACTGTTCAACAGGCTTGCAAGAGCCTCAGCGTAGCAAAGGCCACCGCTTGTAGTCTCAAACATTCTGTTGTAAAGGCCGTAACGCAGAAACACCTGCAGACCATCATCGAGGGTTACGATAGAGTCAGACTCTTTATTGTTCGTAATACCACGAATAGGGGCTTTCTGGCCAAAAAGAGGAAACGCTGTCTTCGCATGAATAAGCGATGTTAACCAGGTGACTGGGTCGTCCAAATCATCCTGGTCAAAAGTGAGACCTGATTGAACTGCAATCAACATAGCAGTTGCAACCATTGCTGTATCACATTGCTTCCCAGTGTTTTTGGGAGTGTTAGTGATGTTACAGGCTTTAACTATAGCACTCATTGTTTAACAAGTTTTAATTTGAGAGAAAATTGTTACTTTCAAGTTCGTTACTTCTATTATTTCCACAAAGTCATTAGGGAGTTGGTCTGATAACTGTTGTTGTGATAACAACTCTCTATATGTATACTCGTAGGCATCAGGGTCTCCCATATTTGTAAAAGTTGACCAAGCCAACCTATTCATAAACTCTCTGAAAACAGGTCGAAGTATTTCTTTTAACACTCCTGTTGAACTGTATTTATCTTTTACAAACTCTGTGTTTTTACCAGATTTTGTTAAGTATGCAAAAACAATTCTTGGAAATGTAACCTCCCAGAAACCCGAACCACTGTTTCTTTCTGGTATTGGCATAACCACTGCTATTAATGGGTACTTTAATCCTCCATAAGTAGTTCCGTCTTTTGCTTTTAGAGCCTCAATGATTTGAAAGTTCAAGCCCGGTTCAAAGTTGATACTCCAGTTTGCTGCAGGAGCAGAACCTATAATAGGTACTACCATTGCATCAACAACAGAATCTAAAACATCAACTACAAAAACTTCTTCTATTGGCATAATTAAAGTGAAAATACAGAGTCAATCCTTCTGGATATTCTCCTTGTTTCTAAAAATTGATGATATGTAAACTCAGGATAAACCCTTGCTCCATTAATATCTTTCTTTAACCATAAAAAGCAGGTCATAGAATAAACCTCGTCAGAGAAAAAATTCCATGCAGTTGCCATTTTTTGTGCAGGAGATACATTCGTTCCTGCTGCTGGTGTTGTAACAACAGTTCCACTTGGGCCTGTATTAGACGCTTCGTTTTCCTTAATATGGTAATAGATGTAGTTTGCAATAAGGCTAATTGGAGTGTCTTCTTGTTCGTAAGCCAAACCATTCCATTTTTGTAAATCTCCTCTACCATCAGTATACTCAGCGCCATCAAGTAAGTCAGTCATTCTTTGAGAGCCTTCTGTTAAAACCTTGAATAATGCATATCCAAGTATCTTACGAAGACACTGTGGTTCATACTTATTTATTTGGTTTGTGAGCTTCTCTAAAGTGGCCGGATGGGTCAAGTTAGGGAAATCAATAGGCTCAACAAAAAATGACTGATTTACTATATTAGGCATTGTAAATTTTTTAATTAGTTAACTACCTGTGCTCTGTTAACTACCGTTGCTGTGACTGTTGTTCCACCACCAGTTCGTATTCGCCAATATCGTGCAGGAACTGTTTTGTTCCAGTACAATGTTTGACTTGCTACGTTTGTAAGGCTTAGAGTATCACCAGCATCAGACTTATAATTGTCAGAAGAGTTGATTTTGTACTCTAAAATAAAAGTTCCGGCAGCAGTCCCAGTTGCTCTTGTATAAGTACTGTTAAACAGAATTCTTTCATATCCTTTTGTGAATACATAAGTTCCCGTATCAATACCAGTGTTAGTAATAGCACCAGTAGGATTGCTTGCTGTTTTGGAAAACGCAACTCCTTGTGCTTGCGTTTCACTTGTTAGAGTCAACAACAGCAAAGTTGAAACTAACAATATAAACAAATTTTTCATTTTAAAAAATTAAAGTTTGAATAATAAGTTTTACTAAACTACAGGATATTGGATTTTAAAATTATGCTTGGGTGATAGCTGTTTTCACATCTTCAAAAGAATCGTAGAATGCGAAACCAGTATGGATGCTGTTTACCCACTGGTGCAACCTCATCTCACCGATAGCGGTAACAAGGTTCTTGGTAAAGTCATCCATTTCCCAACCCCACATAACAACCAAATCCTGGTAGATTTTGATTACATAGTAATCCAGGAATACAGCAAGGAATGAACCAACGGCAATGTTCTGGTCTTCAACAACTGTTGCACCACCGATTTTCTTTCCGTCTGAAGTTGTAAATGGAGGTAAAATGTAAACACCAGAATCTGATGCTTTAGCCATATCCATATTTGCAAGATCTATACCGTTTGCGAAAACAGTAATCTTTCCACGCAATACACCAGAACGTAATGCAGCAACTGCAGAACGGATGGCATCGTAATTGTTTGGATTTGTAGTTTTCAACTCTGCAAATGCGGCAGTAAATGCAGCACCAGCAACATCCTGTGCATAATAACGAACACCGGCAGGAACTGTAGATGAACCAGCAGAATTAGCCATCAAAGTTTCATTCAACTTGATGTAGATCTTTGCTTTCAATTCACCTTCGATAAGGTCAACCATACCATCAATATCCTGCAAAATTTCAGTACCGGCTTTAGCACTGTCGGCAATTTTCTTTGCATTACTTGTTTCGGCAACTGCTGTAATATCAATACCAGGTTTAGCAACGCCAGGTCCGATAAAGGCTGCTGCACCATCTCCAGCAACAAGGTTTACCCACACATAAGTAGGCGCACCGGTTCTTCCTTTACGGATATAATCCCAGAAGGTATTGTCGAAACGAAGGATGGAGTTCATTCCAGCTTCTACTTCAACACGGCCAATGTAAGGGGACGAACCTGAATTAAATGTAGATGCGTGCATAGTTGCAGCACGAAGGTCTAACACCATTTCAGGAAAATCAACCTTTCTTTGTTTTTCTCCAGGCTTTGCAATCTTGTCAGCATTTGCTTCTCTCCATGCCATAACCTGAGAACGAATGTCCATAGCCTTAACCTGCTTTTCAGCTTTGGCTCTCATTTCCTGGATTTCCAATCCCATATCAACCAGCTTCTTCATTACACCGTTTGACTCATCGGCCATTTCACGAAGTGCTTCAATAGGGAAAGGCTTTTCTTCTTCCTTACCTTTTTCATTGGTAACAGTGTTCATAGCCCTGAACTGGTCAATAACACCCTGAACATCTTCTTTAGATGCTCTTGTTCCAATTTGTTTTTTGATGATAGAAGAAATCCTTTTCATCAAGGCTTTTTCTTCTTTGCTTTCTTCTTCATCATCATCATCATCATCTCCTTCACCACCGCCTGTACGGAACTGTGCTCCCCTGTTGTGTCTCATACGCAGTTCGGGAGCAAATCCTTTTTGCGTCTGGAAGTAATGGACTTTAGTAAAGTCCAACAATTTCTTTTTCATTTTAAAGTTTTAGATTTCTTCCAATAATTCTGTTAATAATCCCAAGTCAATCTTTCGTTGCTTCGGCTTGTTGCGTTTTGCCCCAGTGCTTTTTGGTACTTCCTCAAGCGGCTGCTGCATTTCGGCAAGTGATATATGGCGAGTGATTAAACTTCTCATTTCAAGCTGTTGTTTTCTCGGAAAAGAACGAATAAATCTTTCTGTCTCTATTTCCAACTCTTCATCGTAAACCTTTCCACGAACAACAAATGTTCCACCTTGAGAACCCAATGTAACAGGAGATACTTCATGAATCTCTGCTTCAAACATATCAATACAATCATCTTTCTCATTGTATTCCATCTTGTCCCACAAGTAGTTAAATCCGTAAGAACCGTTATTTATAGTCCCTTTTTTTACACGAATAACTAACTCATCATTACTTGCAATTCCTTCATCAGGAATATATTCTCCATATAAACCAATATCATCTTCTCTTAAAACTTTTGGTATGCAAAGAGGATTTCTTTGGTCATGCTGGTTTAACACTACTATTTTATTTGTAGCATTAGTATCTGGGCCTCTTTCCTGAATAGATTTTTTTGAAAAACCTTTTATCGGTCTTGTACCATAATCATCAGGAACACCCCAAACGCAAAAATACTGTTTGATTAAACGAGGGTTTTCATCAGACACTTTTGGAGACCTTGTCTCAATAGCAATAGCCTCCATAGCCTTTGCATTTGGACGAAATTCGTAGATTGGCTTGTAACCAACCTTACTCCTTAGTTCCAGAATCTTTGGATGAAGTTTTTTTCTCATCTTTGTTTTTTGTTTTAACAGCAGGTGCTGCAACTTTATTTTTATTCATATCGGGATACTTCTTAATATAATCAGGATAATAAATATCCATTCCTGGAACAGCATCTCTTTCTCTTTTAACTTGCCACTGATTCCAAGTTATTTGTCCCATTTCCCACTCTATCTGTAATGCTTCTGCTTCTGCTAAAGATGCTTCACCTGCTTTAACTATATCTTCTTGTAATACAGGTAAGTGCTTATAACTTTTTTGCAGTAAAACATTTTCCAAATCAAAGAATTGGTTATACCTTGTCATTCTCCTCAAGGTAAATGGTATGATATTGTTCTGATAAAGAAATTTTTCTGAAGATGAACGATTTTCGTAAGTGGCGTTCTTTCCACTCATAAGTTCAGCAGGGTAACCGAATCTATCACATATTCCATCTATACCATCACGGATAATCTCTTTTGTCATTAAGTCTCTCAGGTTGAAAGACATTGCGTTCCACTTTAAAGGCATCTTGGAAATTACATATTGTAACTGTCCCATTGTTAAACCATATCTTGCCAAATCAGCTTGCAACGAATCTTTATCTTCTGGTTTAGCTGGAATAACACCTGCAATATCTTTAGGTGCATCATAAGAGAATACACCGAGAGGGCCTTTCTTTTTGAGGATAACATTATTAGCCTCCATAGCAGCACAAATATTAGAAACAAAGAAGTCCATTCCGTGAACCTTTGATAAAGGAAGTCCCATATCAGAATGACCTTTACTTACAAAACCATCTTTTATAAGTAAAATATCTTCAGATTCTATGGTTACTGTTGTTCCGTGTCCGACTGAAAGTTCCCAATGTTTTATTTGAGAGTCTCTTTTAAAAATATTAAATTCTGTGTTTGCAACTGGTTTACAACTAACAGGATTAAGGTTAACCAATGCTTTTGTATAAGACCTGTCAAGACTTCTATTTCCTATTGCAAATACAGGACAATATCCAAATATTTTACAAAGAACTACTTGTTCACCTTCAAATTCTTCCCATGTTTGCCAAGGATTTGGTTTCCTCAATAATGAACGTATCCGAGATAATTTTGGAATCTTGTTTACGTTTTTTATAGGAACTCCATTGTCTGCATCAACAAATTGGACTATTCCATTTGTATCTGCTTCTGCTAAACGGTCAATAACAGATGCAAGTGGAGAGCAATAAACATAAGCCCAAAATTTCATTTGAACAGAATCGAGACCAACCCATCTTGGATTCATTGAATCTCCTTCACCAGTAAGACTTATTGTTCCGCCTTTATCATCAGTAGGAATAAAATCCATTCTTGATAAAATAGGAAAAGCCCCAGAACCTAAAGTTCCGAAGATACTATTTGAACCAGACATATCAACATTTCTGGTAGCTAAGGCTTTCTTTTCAGCAAGAATTAGTTGACTGCTCATTTAATTTTTTCTAATATTTTCTGAATTTGCTTTCCAGATTCAGTTCTTATTTCTTTTTCCATATCAGTAATGGTCTGAGTTTCAAGAAAAAGTTTTGAAAGAACGAGCAGATAATCAATGCTCTGTTGACGGTCAAGAAATTCCTTACTTTCTTTGTAAGGAATTTCTGGTTTTTTATTATTAAACATTTTTCCGGGTTTACTTTAGTTCAGCTCTCAAATACTTTGTATAAACACCATATCTCACAGCATCCATAAGGTGATTATTTCTATCAACTGGAATATTTGTTGTCTTTGGTTTTCCATCAACAATATGAGTTTCATCTACTTCCCATATATACAAACTTCTTTCAGTGTGCAAATTCTTGCTTGTGTTAGGATACTTAACATCGTATGTGTTTATTAACTTAATACCAGCATTTATACTTCCCTGCCCTTTCCTTGCTGGCATTGCCAATATACCTACATTTCTTAAAGCAGCAATCATATCTGGGTCGTGTTCACAATAAAGAACCATATTGTCGTTGTAGCCATTAGCTACTAAGATGTCCTTTATTTTTCTTTCAGACATTGCTGTCTCGTAAGCTAACTCCTTTATAAAAAGGGTGTTTCCAATTTTACAAATTTTAACTATTGCAGTTGGGTCGTTTGTATATCCAAAGTCGATACTGAAAGTCCAATCTTGTTCTTTGGCTTTTGGAAAATCAACTTCATCAATACATTCCCAGTTTGGAAAGATAATTCCAGTAATATTTCCTGTTAATCCACGAGCATAAACTTTCCAAAGTTCCAAGCTACCTTTTAAAACAACAGGCTCTTTCTTTTCTTCATCTTTGAAAAGCATATTGCCATACTCATCATAAGCAAATGTACAAAGAGCTTCTATTTCACGGTGTTTCTGTTCGGTTAAAAAAGGATTGTGTCTATGGTCTGAGAAAAAAGAAATTGTATCTGGGTCGGCTTCAAGGTCGTGTCCCCAGAATCGAAGTGTAGGGTTGTAGTCAATTATTGTCTGTTCTGACCTTGCATCCAACTGGAAATAGGTCATAAAATCAAACCTGTTTGCTTCGTTTATAAATAGTCTTTTTCTTCTTGGACCTCTTGCTGCAAATTCATTTTCAAATACCTTAAATTCTAATATCGAGCCAGACTGAAAAGTGAAGAGGTGGTCTGTTTTATGGTATTTCTTAATATCGTTCTTAAATGTACCGTAGACATACATTTCAAAGTCTCTCAATGCTCCTCCTTTCATGTGAGGCATACTCATTGATGTAACTGTGGATACGGAAGGGTTTTCATCTTCTGCACACATTGTAGCGAGAGCCGCTAAAATGTTTACTGTCTTTCCCGCTGCCATACCTCCTTGGTGACGAATACGGCGAGTTCCATATCTTAACTCTCTTAAAGTCTCTCTATATATTATTGAAGTCTTCATCCGTTTTATTAAGCCGGCTGCCTTGCGCAGGTTCCAAAGTGTTGGAGTGTACCGGCAACCGACTCAATAACCCGGAACACAAATATAAGATATGTATATAATGCCACCAAATAACGTTATTAACACTGGTGGATAACTTTTTGGAATATTAAGAGTCAAAGTTTGCATTTCTTTCTGAACAAGCAGAATCTTCACAGGTTCTTATTTCAGCGTATTCTTTAAGCCATTCACAAATATTGTGCTCTTTTCCAGATTCCATAGTTAATATTAAGTTTTCTTTTCCTTCTGAAAAAATAATACCTTTGCTTTCTAAAAATTCTTTAGGGCTCATATCGTAAAATTTGATTTTTTAATAATAAACTTCTTTCTCAAGTCGCAGTAGCAAACCCTCAAGAAAGAAGCTGTGTGGCTACTTTTTCTCCCGCACTGTAATATCAGGATTATCTTTCGCAAACTTTTCAGTCACGACTCTTCCATTTACAGCACTTCGGTAGATGTACTTGGCTTTTTTGTTTTTCAAGCCTTTTTTCTTTGTTGCCATATTTCAAGTTTTAAATTACATAACAAAAAATCCCACCTCGTTGCTCGTTTTCTTATCGCTTTGAGAATGGGATGGGTTAAATGACAGCCACTACCAGGCCAATTAAAATACCGATACAGAACAGCCTAATCCACAAAGGAATTGTATATTTGGCATCTGGATACTTCTTTGGCTCTCCGAAAGGAGACACCGGCTTCTTTGGTGGGATGAATCTAGACATTTTATTTCAAATTTATCTGGACGCTCTGCACCAGGTTAAAATTCCGATTTTTACTTATTTTGAACCCCCTAAAAGAAATAGTATAGATTTATTATTTGCAACTGCCTTGTACCAAAGATAATCTTTTGTTATACGAATAGCTATAAGATATGTTAAAATCTTTTCTATCTCGTTTTCGGTACAATTATTTTCTGTTAAAAACTTGTGCAGTGATTTCATAAAACTATAGGACGTTTATTTTGAAAATGGGGGAAAAATTT